GGGCCTGCCCCACTTAATCAACTTCTTGCCCTTGTACTTGTCTGTAGCGTAAAACTGGGTCTGCTGACCCAACCAACACTTGTAAGATTTCCAAAAGGTAATCCCACCTTGCATGTCGTCGAAGACAGCGTAGTCGACGTCATCGGTGTTTTCCTCCAATGAGAATTGAGCATGAAAGTATGCATGCTCTCCCAATGACCTCGCCCACAGGGTCTTCCCTGTTCGCGTTGGTCCATAAAGAACTAAAGACTTCCCTCGTCCTGCTTACGTAATCAGCATGAATTCAGGCAAAGACGGGTGGGGTCCCCGCGCGCGAGGCCGGAAGGAGGGGGGGGTCCTGGGGCCCCCCTGGAGGCATGCGTGAGCGCCAGGGGTCCCGTCTGCGCGAGGCACCTCGTCGTTCAAAGACCCTGGGATATATGTGTCCGCTTTTTAACTTACCAACAACAGACTCTCGCAAGTGCGTTTGTACCCATTGCTCGAGTTCAGGAAAGTTTGTCGTGTCGAATGTAATTCCGGTTGGAGTGACGTATGACTCCCGCAGAGGGGGGAACAGCCAATCAGCGCATCGCATGACAGATGAGTGAGCGTATCCCAACGATCGAGGATCCAGTTCCTTGACAAGAGCAAAAAACTCGTCTCGAGTACTCGCCAAGAGGATTCGGCCCCACTTAGAATCATTCTCGCCATCTCGTATTCCGCTCGGCCGTTCAAGCCCTCCAGCCACAACCTCTCCATCCTTGATTGCATAATCATACATCTTCTCTGGTGTTGTCTTGCATGGCTGACAGTTTGGGTGGCATCCTTCAACATCCGCCCATCGAGGATTTCTTGTTCGGAATTTCTCTTCGAAAGTTGCAAAACAATGAAGATGAACTCCTCCATCAGCGTGATTTTCTCTTCCAATAATACACTCAGCCCCAAGGTCTCCAAGATGACTGACAACCTTGAAGGGATCCAGCTCGCCGCACTGAGCATAGGTGAGAAGGACATGTTTGGCCTGAAATTGTCGCATAGGTGCCTGAGGCAAGTGAGTCCAGAGGAGAACCGTGATATTTAATATTATACGGTTCTCCGGACTCAGACTCAACCTAAATACACTGAGTCCGCCAAGGCTGCTGCCTAGCACAGCCCCCTTGCCAAGTATAAATACCCCGCTCTTCCCTTCCTTTCATTTTCTGTTACTCAACTTTTACATCATGCCTTACGCACGTCGTCGTTTTTCTCGGAGGCGTCCGGCGTATCGGAGACGTTCTACTCGTCGCCCTGCGCGTCGGAGTATGTATCGTCGTCGTACTTACCCACGTCGGCGCACTATGACCAGGAGGCGCGTCAATGACATAACATCACGTAAGATGAATGACACTATGACGTCATGGTCTGACGTTGATGCATCGATCGCCACTGGTACCTTCAATAATGCTGGTGCAACCCTAACAGGTGGTACTACAGAGAACATCATGTTCGTGTATCAACCAACTGCACGAAGTGGTACAAACATTGATGGCACTGAGTCAAAACAATTCCCTTTGAATGTTGGCCGTCACAGGTCTACAGTCTACATGAAGGGATTCAAGGAGAATGTCTCAATCGAGACAGACACCGCACAAACCTGGAAGTGGCGAAGGATAGTCGTGGAGCTCCTCGGCAATCCTTGGCTTGTTCCTGATTCGGCATCAACCTCGCCTACATTCCGCGCTAACGGCGCAGAAGGTTACAAGCGTCTCCTGACCTTCAACGGAGCATTCAATGACCAAGTCTATGACCTCATCTTCCGAGGCACCAACCAAGCAGACTGGGTGGATGCCCAGATTGCCAACCTCGACAGGAGGGTGGTCAAGATCCACATGGATCGTAAGATCAACATCAACAGTGGCTCAGCCGCTGGAGTGACCAGGAGATTCAAATTCTGGACACCAATCAACAGGAACTTCACTTTCGATGATGAAGAAGATGGTGAAGACACAAATACCTCGCATTTCGCAGCAAACAGACCGGGTAATCCCGGTAACTTCTATGTAATCGACCTAATTGTGCCAGGGTACGGGAGTGGTGCAAGTGATACACTGCAGTTCACTCCAAACTGTACTCTGTATTGGCACGAAAAATAGGCTCGTCAATAGTAACAAAAATGCAATTGCCCTCCAACCATTCGTAGTCACACTCTTTATCCATGCGTGGATCAGAGTTTGCCAAGTAAATAGTGGGCCTGCCCCACTTAATCAACTTCTTGCCCTTGTACTTGTCTGTAGCGTAAAACTGGGTCTGCTGACCCAACCAACACTTGTAAGATTTCCAAAAGGT